GTGACGGACACCCCCACCCAGACTTGGGATCGGCACTCGATCCTGGCGGAGATCAAGCGCCGATACGGCTCGCTTCGTGCCTTCGCGGAGACAACACCGCTGAGCATCAAGCACTTTTCGGTCGCGCTCGGGTCACCCTATCCCAAAGCGGAGAAGTACATTTCCCGCGCCCTGAAGGTGCCCATGCACCAGCTCTGGCCCGATCGCTACGACGCGAAGGGCCGCAGAATTCCTAACAGACGCAAGGCTGCCAAGGCGAGTCCGGAAAGGGACGCCGCATGAGCGCGCAGGTTCTGTTCTTCACGGGGATCTATCACGGCCGTCGCAAGACTATCGTGGAGTGCGTCCTGGAGGTGGCCGGACGCGACCGCGTCACCCGCGGCGCGGTCGGCGTTTCCACTGGCGTGGGAAGACCAGCGAACGTCGTTGACCTTCGCGCGCCCGCTCACTCAGCGACTGCGACATCTGCCGAAGGAGAGCGGTCGTGAACGGATCCGCGTCGGCAGGAACAATCGTGCTCTCATCGACCAGCTCGTCAAGGGCAATCTCCATATGCCCGCTGTCGGCGATCGCCTTGCCGAGCAGCAGCTCGACCAGGTGCTCCAGCACGATCACGCGCATTTCGAGCAGCTTCAGTTCTTCCGGCATCGTCTCCTCCAATTCGAGGTTCGAGGGGATGAGAGGTCCCGGGCGGCACGGCAGCGCCGTCCGGGACCGACTGAGCGAGGCTAGCGGCAACAGAAGCCGCGCCGGAAGAGCAAATCGCACCGCATTTTTAGACATGGGAGGCCGCTCATGACCGGTCCCTCGACATCTTCGTCCCCTATCGCTGACATCGCCCTCGACCTGATCGACGTGCGGCCCGGCCGCCGGCGGATCGACCCTGCCTGGGTGAAGACGCTTGCCGAGTTGATGCGGACGCCGGCCGACTGCCAGCCGATCGAGCTGGTGGCACGCGGCGAGCGTTTCGACCTGGTGTTCGGCGGGCACAGGCTTGCGGCCGCCAAGGAAAAGGGCTGGCCGACGATCCCGGCGGCCGTCAAGTCGGCAAGCGACTTTGCCTCCGAGGCGGAAATCACGCTGCGGGAGATCACGGAAAACCTCGCCCGGCGCGAACTCTCCGCGCTCGATCGCGCGGTTGATATCGCCAGGTGGCGTGCAGTCTACGAAGCTGCCCACGGTGCGGTCCGCAAAGGCAGACCGTCAAAAATGCCGCAAGTTGCGGCAATTTCCGATGATCCCTCTCAGCACTTCGCCTCGACCTTCTCCGAGGCGGCGAGACGCTCGTTGGGCCTGTCCCGGGACACTGTGGAGCGCGCGATGCGCATCGCCTCGATCCCGGAGGAACTGCGCGCGCTGATAGCGCTGGATCCAATCGCCGACAACCAGTCCGAACTGCTGCAGCTCGCGGCCGAGCCCATCGAACGCCAGCGCGAGATCGTCAGGCTGCTGACCAAGATCGCGCTACCCGCGGCGAACGTCGCGGCTGCGATTGCCATCATGGACAGCACCCCCGAGCGGCCGCGCGAGGCGGCATGGCGGGCGCTGTCGAGCAAGTTTTCCCGGCTCAAGGAAGCCGAGCAGGACCACTTCTTCGAGCTGCACGAGGCGGCGATCCGCCGCTGGCTGTCGGCGAGGCCGTCATGAAGCGCCCGCGACGCGACGCGTTCACCGCGGACCTGTTCAGAGACTACCAGCCGGCGCCCGTCGTCGAGCGCTTCGAGCCGGAGGCGGTCCAGGCCTGGTCGATGTCCGGCCGGCTGTCGAAGGCTGTCAAGCTGACGATGGACGAGTCCGGCATGTCGCGGAACGAGATCGCGGCCGAGATGACGGAGATGACGAAAGCCTCCGTCTCCAAGGCGATGCTCGACGGCTACGCCAGCCAGGCGCGCGAACAGCACTCGATCTCCGCCGTGCGGCTGGCGGCGCTGGTGGCGATCACCGGGGATGCGCGGGCACTCAACGTGCTGCTCGCCGATGCCGGTCTGGTCGCGGTTCCGCAGAAATACGAGGCGCTGCTGCGCCGCGAGATGGCGCGCGAAGCCCGTGAGCGGGCTGCGCGCGACGAACAGGCTTTCGACGCCGAATGGAGGGCCAAGCGGTGAACCATCCCTTCCAGCCTTCTGTCCATCGCCGCTCGCACGCGATGCTGATCGCCTCGACGCTGGTCGGCACCATCCTTGCCGGCGTCGCGATCACGGTCGCTTCTATCGTGGGAGGGTTCTGATGCTCCGCGCTGCCATCAACCTTTTCCATTCCGGCTCCCTTGCCGCCGCTCTGTGGGGCCGGACTGCGCCTGCCATCCCTGCCCCCAGGGTGGCAGGCGCGCCGTCTTGCGAGCGCTGCCATGGCGCCGGCATCGTCTTCGACTGCGCGCACTGGCCGCGCTGCGGCTGCCCCGGCGGAGCGGTGGCGGACCATTGCCCCGGCCGGACGGTCGCCTGCAGCTGCAGGGAGCGGGCGAATGGCTGAGAAGATCCACATCGCTAGCCAGATCGCCGAGGTTCGGCGCGAGATCGCGCTGCGCAAGAATGTCTATCCCGGTCTCGTTGCCAAGGGGAAGTTGCGCCAGTCCGAGGCGGACTTGTGCCTCGCCCGCATGGAGGCGGTGCACGCGACGCTGATGTTCTGCTCCGAGAACGAGGCGGACATCCGCGCCTATATGGCCTCGAAGCGGGAGGCCGCATCTTGAAAGAGTGGCTGACAGCTCGCGAGATTGCGGCCGAGGCGCTGCCAGATCTGCCTGCCGACAAGAGCAATGTGCTACGGATGGCCGAGCGGGAGGGATGGGATCTCAATCCCGCCTTCGCGCGCGCCCGGGCAGGCCGGGGCGGCGGCATGGAATACAACGTCGCGCTGCTGCCGACGCTCGCCCAGGTGGCCTACCGGCAGAAGCACATGCGCTTCGAGCCGCAGCCGGCCGCGCCTGCCGAAGCGGCAGCCGATGACGGGATGACCGATCGGGCGAAGCTGGAGCGCGATGCGCGGCTGGCGATCGTGGCGGCGTATCAGCGGTTCACGAAGACGCTGCGCCTCGGGCACGCGACCCACCTGCAGGTGTTCACCGACAAGTACAATGTCGGCTCGATCGACGTGCCCGAGTGGGTGCGGACCTCCGTCCCGTCGTTGTCCAAGCGGTCACTGGTGCGCTGGATCTCGGCGAAGCGCGACGGACGCAGCGCCGCGCTCGGGGTCGACCGCTCGCTTGCTCGCAAGGGCACCGGCGTCCTGGATCGAGCCAACGGCGGCAAGGTGCGCGCTTACATGCTGGCGCTGATCGCGCACCAGCCGCACCTCTCCGGCGAAGCCGTCAGGACGCAATGCCGGGCCGAGTTCGGCGACACGATCAAGGTCATTTCAAAGGGCGTTGAAGCGGTCGTTCCGATGCCGCCGGTGCGGACCTTCCAGCACGCTCTCAAGGCGCTGAAGGCCAACAACAAGGTCGTCCTGACGAAGCTCACCAATCCCGATCTCTACCGCTCCACGATGGCTCCCTCGGGCATCGGGATGTTGCGTCATATCACCGAGCCGAACCAGCTCTGGCAGATTGACGCCTCGCCGGTCGACGCGCTCTGCACGGACGGGCGGCACACGGTGTATGCCTGCATCGACATTGCCACGCGGCGCGCGATTTTCAGCCTTTCGCGGACGCCACGCGCCTCGGCCGTCGCGCTGCTGGTACGCAAAGCGATCCTCGCCTGGGGCGTACCGAACACGATCAAGACTGACAACGGCTCGGACTTCGTCGCGAAAGACACCCAGCGTCTGTTCGCCTCGCTCGACGTCGAGATGGAGTTGTCGGACGCCTATTCGCCGGAACAGAAGGGCCATGTCGAGCGCGTCATACGGACCTTCCAGCACATGGTCGGGCCGCTGCTGCCCGGATATGTCGGCCATTCGGTCGCTGACCGGAAGGCGATCGAGGGACGCAAGTCCTTCGCCAAGCGGCTCGGCGAGAGCGAGGCCGAAACGTTCGGGGTCAGCCTCACTGGAGCCGAGCTGCAGCGTACCATCGACGAGTGGACCGAGCTGGTCTACCAGCATCGGCCGCATGCGGGCCTGAAGGACCGGACGCCTTTCGCCGTCGCCACGGAAGCGACGCGGGCGATCCGGATGGTCGACGCCCGCGCGCTCGACCTGCTCTTGATGCCGGTCGCGGGCGAGAACGGGCAGCGAATCTACCGGAAGACCGGCATCCGGATCGACGGGCTCGATTATCTCGCGCCGTCGATCATGGTCGGAACCCCCGTCTTCGTGCGGCACGACCCGAACGACCTCGGCCTGGTCTACGCCTTCAGCCAGGACGGCGGCAGGTTCCTCTCGGACGCGATCTGCGCGGCGGTGCGCGGCCTGCATCCGGCAACCTTCATCAAAGCGGCCAAGGAGATCAATCGCGAGCTGCTCGACGATGCCACCCGGCAGGTGAAGGCGGACATGAGGCGCATCGCCAAGGGTCCGACGCTGATCCGGCGGGCGCTCGATGTCGCCCGGCGCGACGCGCCGAACGTCATTGCGCTGCCAAAGCGGGAAATCGGCCATTCAACGCCGCAGATCTCGGCGGCGATCGAGGCGATGGGCGAGACGGTGCGGCCGACGAAGCCAATGGATGAGCGCACCGCCGCCGAGCATCGCCGCCTGATCGACGCGATGAAGGCGGAGGAGGAACAGCACCTCATCGAGAGCACCGAGGCCGTTGTCGCGCGCCGAATGGCCGAGGTGGAGGCCGCCCGCACCACACACCTGCCGGCCAACGTCGCCGTGCTGCCGGAATCGCCCAAGGATCGATACCGCCGCCATCTCGCCGCCCGCGAAAGGCTCGCACGCGGAGAACTGTCCGGCGTCGATGGGGTGCTGCTCGCCCGCTACGAGCAGAGCGCCGAGTTCAAGACGCAGGCCCGCATGCACGCGGATTTCGGAGACGCCTACCTGTCCTGACCAAAAGAAAACCCGGCGCCGAAACGCCGGGCAAGGAACGCCGCGAAAAGCGGCTGAGACGACGAGGACTATGATGAACGACTACCTCAATGTCAAACCGGCACCCCTGCGCAATGTCGCTGCCTTCAGCACGTTGGTGCAGAAGATGGTGGAGCGCGACCCGGACCTGCCGGGCCTCGCCTGCTTTTTCAGTCCGAGCGGCTGGGGCAAGAGCAAGAGCGCGGTCTACGCCGCCCACACATACCGCGCCGCCTATGTCGAATGCGGCCAGTTCACCACGGCCCGGTCCCTGCTGATCGCGATCCTGATGGAGCTTGGCGAAGCCAAGCCGCGGGGGTCGGTCGAGGACATGAAGAACCGGGCCATCATGATCATGGCGTCAGACCCGCGCCGCCCGCTGATCGTCGACGAGGCGCATTTCGTCGCGTCGAAGCGCTTCGTCGACGTATTGCGCGAACTCTCGGACAAGTCCGGCGCGCCCGTCATCCTGATCGGCGAGGAGACCTTGCCGGCCGCCCTAGAGACCTTCGAGCGGGTCCACAATCGGGTGCTCGAATGGCTGCCGGCCGAGCCTTGCGACGAGGGGGATTTCGCGCAGCTCGCGGCGGTCCGCTGCAAGGGGATCAGGATCGCTCCGGATCTCGCGGCCGCGATCCTGAAGGTCACCCGCGGCAATACACGGCGCGTCGTCGTCAATCTCGCCGCTATCCGCGAGATTTGGCGGACCAGCGGGGTGGACGTGGTCGATCTCGCCACTTTCGGCGGGATCGAGGCGATCGTCGGCCCGAAGACGCATGCGGCGCGAAGGGATTACTGATGCCGCGCTATACCTATCTCGAATTCCTGCAGGTCAAGGCGGAAGTGCCGCGCGGCAACGACGGCATCTGGTCCGTTATTCTCGACCTCGACCAAGCCGGTCCGTGGACCGCGCGGGACGTCACGCAGCAAACCAACGTCAATGCCGGAACACCACGCGACTATATCCGCTGCCTCAGTGCGGCAGGCATCGTCGTGGTGGTCGGATCGCGCCGGACGGGCGGCAAGAACCCGCAAGACGCCCCGCTTTACCGCCTGACACGCCGACCGATCGAAGCGCCCCGGGTGCGTCGCGACGGCAGCCTCATTCCCGAGGCGGCGAACGAGACGCTCTGGCGAACGATGAAGATGCTCAAGGTCTTCACCGCGTCGGAACTCGCCGACTTCGCCTGCAGCGAGGGCCGGACCATGAACCGGAACTACGCGCACAGCTTCGCCAATGCGCTCGTCCATGCAGGTGTGCTCGTGAAGGTTCCGAGCAAGACAAGGGACACGCGTTACCGGCTCATCCGCAATGTCGGCGCGCGGGCGCCGAAGATCCTGCAGACGCGCCTCGTCCTCGACCCGAACACCAACACGGTGATCGGCAGGGCGGTCGCCCGCGAGGTGTCGCGATGAACCGCGGACCGCAGAAGAACAGCCGCCCCTCCGGCGCGAGCTTCGCCGAGAAGGCGATCCTCGCCTGGGGCGAGCCGCTGCCGGACTGGGTGGCGGCACTGGCCGAACTCGCTGACAGGGAAGGGCTGGCGGGAGCCGAGAAGAAGATCGGCTACAGCCGGTCGGCGGTCTCGACGGTGCTGTCCGCGAAGTATCGCGGCGACATGGACCGCGTCGCCGACATGGTCCGCGGCGCGCTGCTGTCGGCGACCGTCGACTGTCCGGTGCTGGGCGAGATCGGCCGCGATCGCTGCCTGACCGAACAGAAGGAGCCGTTCCGCGCCACGTCGCGGTTCCGCACCCAGCTTTTCCACGCCTGCAAGACCTGCGCGAACGCGCGGCAGAACAATGAAGGAGTCGAGTGATGTCCATGAGTTACGACCTTTCCGATGGGCTGATGATCCTGCGGCGCTGGCTCGCCGAGTATGAGGGCACCGGTGTCACGCTGTCCGGCGAGGACGTGCGCGAACTGCGCAAGCAACTCCAGCCGCTCACGACAATGGCCCGACAGATGGAGCATGAGCTCTCGCGCCATCTCTGGAACGAGCGGGCGCGGTCCGATCTGCGCCGGCTGGCCGAACAGGAGGATGCCGTCGTTGCCGAGGCCGCGCGGCCTGGCACGAACCTGCGGCTGCTGTCGCGCACGGGCGTCCCGTTCACGGACGGGAGACCGCGGGCATGATCGGCCAAGAGATCTCGGCGCGCATCGAGCCGATCGTCCAGCAGCTGGTCGACAAGGAAGTCGCCCGGCTGATGGAACCGATCGTCCGGCGCCGGACGGCGGCGGAGGTGGCAAACGACGAGATCATGTCGGCGGCGCGCGCGGTGGGCGAGCTCACCGACCGGCTGCTCCAGGCCCGCTATGCCGGGCAGGGCGAGATCACGGCGCGCAAGAAGCTGTTCATCGCCAATCTCAAGCTCGCCACCGTGATGCGCCGGCACGGGAGGCTCAAGTGACGAAGCTGTTCGAGCAGGCCGCCCAGGTCGACATCCTCGACGCCGCCGGCCGTCTGATCGCGGATCCGGAACGGGCGGTGGTGAGCCGCGCGGCGATCGTGGCGATGGCGCAGCTCGTCGAGCGCGCCTGGGAGATCTGCATCGAAGCCGACCTGCTCGCGCGGGCACTTGAGCTGCCGATCACCGGCGGCGACGACCACGACGCCGCGCGAGACTACGCGATCGCCACCCAGGCGCAGCGCGTCCGAACCCTCATGGCCGCGCTAAGCGGCACAACCCAGGAGAAAACCGATGGAAGCAGTCATCCTTGAAGAACGCCCGATGACCGGAGAGGTCATGGTCAGCGGCAAGGCCTATATGCCCGACGCAAAGGGCAACCTTGTCCCGGTCGAAACCATCAAGGCCGCGGACAAGCTCGAAGACGAGACGGTGCGGAAGATCTTCGGCTACGCCGACGAGCTGTCGGCGCAGGTGACCCGGTTCAAGCTTCACACGTTCGACGATCTCGAAGCCTTCGAGGCGCTGTTGGCCCAGGAATACGGCTCTGCGAAGGGCGGGGCGAAGGGCAACAAGACATTCATGACCTTCGACGGGTTGAAGAAGGTGCAGGTGCAGGTCGCCGACACGATCGATTTCGGGGCGCAGCTGCAGATCGCCAAGGGCCTGGTGGACGAATGCCTGACCGAGTGGGCCTCCGACGCCAGGCCGGAGATCCGGGCGATCGTGACGCGGGCGTTCAACACCGACAAGGAAGGCCAGATCAACCGCGCCGAGATCTTCATGCTGCTGCGGCTCGACATCGAGGACGCGCGCTGGAAGCGGGCGATGGACGCGATCCGCGACGCCATGCGGGTCGTCGGATCGAGGATCTACGTCCGGTTCTACAAGCGCGCCGACCATAAGGCCCGCTGGGAGCCCGTCACGATCGACATGGCCAAGGCCTGAGGAGGCGGGGATGACGGGCAAGGACGAAGAAGCCTTTCGTCGCGGCATCACCGTTGGCTGCGCGATGTCGATCGCCCACATGCTGCGTTCCGGCGCCGAGACCTGCGCGGAGGAGTGGTGGCAGGCCTGCGGCTTGTCAATGGCCGAACTCGAGTGGGCGGTCGTCGACGATTACGACCTCGAGCCGATCCGTCAGGCCGGCCTTGAGCCCGACCCGATCAACCTCGCCGGCTCCGGCCCGACGCCGATCGCGGCGCGGGAGGGCTGAGCTATGAGCGAGGCCCAGCGCAAGTTGAAGGACCGTATCCGCCGCCTGCGAGAGCTGACGGAGGAGCGCGGCTGTACCGAGGCAGAAGCGCTGGCCGCAGCTGAGAAGGCGGCGCAGCTCATGCGCGATCACGGCCTATCCGACGCCGATATCGTGATGGACGAGCAGTCGTCGTCGACGAAGAACAAGGGCGGAGGTCAGAAGGCCCGGCTGTGGCCGGTGATCGCCCATTGCACGAACACAGCATCGATCGTCATCACGCGGCGGGACGGAGCCGACGTAGCATTCATCGGCCGTGAACCAGGTCCAGAGATCGCGGTCTATCTTCGCGATGTGTGCGAGCGCGCAATCGACCGTGAGCTGCGGCGCTTCAAACTCACCAAGCTTTACCGCCGTCAGCGCAAGCCCTCATCGCGAAGAGAGACGGCCGCTGCCTTCGTCGCCGGTATGGTTGATCGGCTGTCGCGGCGACTTATCGACGTGTTCGGCCCCTCGACTTCTGCCGAGGCGCGGGGCGAGGCCGACCGTGCACTGGCCGAGCGCTATAACGCCGTCGATCTCCCCCGACCGAAAGCTCCGCAGGGCCGGTGGGACGCTCAGGACGCAGGCTCCAGGGCTGGCGATGCGGTGACGCTCTCCCATGGAGTGGGCGGCGCGGCAAACGAACCTCTTCAGATCGGAGCGCGAACATGAGCGCGGACGTGATCACGATCGCCGACGCGCGGCAGCTGCTTGGCCGACCCGAGGCGGCATGCATCGCGGACGACGGGGCCGGCGGCACCCTCTATCTCTTCCGAGCGGTCTACTATGTCTCCGGCGAGCCTCACGATCTCGAATTGTGGGCCTATGACCGGCAGGACGCCGAGTTCCGGATCCTGTCGATGCGGGCAAGCGCCGAGCTCGCTGAGCAGCAGTTCATCCGGCCGTCCGCGCCCGAGCCAGCAACCGAGGCAGCCGTGAGCACGCTTGAGCACCAACTGGCGCTCTGCCTGGCCGAATGCATCGACACGACGCTGATGTTGGTGACGGAGGACGGGCGTCCGGTCGGCCTCCGCCTCGGCTCCTTCCTGCCGGACCTCGCCGACCGGGCGGCCGGCCTTTGTGAGGAGGCGGGTGTCTAATGGACCATTGGCAACGCATCCGTCAGATCGAAGACGTTCTCGCGCGTGTGCTCAATCGCGGGTGCTTCGAAGTCGTCCAACGAGACGGCGAACGTCTGGTTCGCCCCCACCTCATCGGCCCGCCAGAACTTTGCGAATTGGTCGACGGGCAGCCGGTCCTCCTCCGCTCCATTGCCGAGGATCTTGAAAGGGCGCTGTCATGAACCCGACCGCGGCCATCCATGTCGCCAAGAAGCAGCTCGGGCTTGACGACGATACCTATCGCGATCTGCTGGACAGAGTGACCGGCAAGCGCTCGGCGAAGGACATGTCCGACGCCGAGCGCCAGGCGGTGCTGGAGGAGATGCGCCGCCAGGGCGGCGGTTTCAAACCCGGTTCAAACGGGTCTCGAAGGCCGCTTGAAGGCCGCTTCGCGAAGAAGCTGCAGGCGCTCTGGATCGCGGGCTGGAACCTCGGTGTCGTGCGCGATCGCGACGATGCGGCGCTGATCGCCTTCGTCAGACGGCAGACGCATATCGACCATGTACGCTTCCTCGTCGACGCGGCCGAGGCACGCAAGGCGGTCGAGGCGATCAAGGCCTGGCTCACCCGCGAGGCCGGCGTCGACTGGGGCGACGACAGCGACAAGCCGGCCTGGCTACGCGAGCCCGGCGCGCAGATCGCCATGGCGCAATGGACAATCCTGGTGAACGCCGGCGCGGTCTCGCGCGACTTTACCGCCTTTCGGCACTTTGTCGAGGACCGGAGCTTCCGTCAGCTTGGCCAGATGACGCCGGGCGAGTGGCGGCGCGTGATGAACACGCTCGGCGAGCGGGTCAGGAAGGTGCGGTGATGAGCACTGGAAGCATCCTCGTCCTCGCCATCGTCTACACCGGCGTCGTGGCCTGCATGGTGTCGCTCACCGACGTCTCCGGCGCTGTCGTCGTGGCCGTCGCATGGGCGTGGTTCAACCTCGGCCGCATGGTCGAACGCCGTGCGCCTGCTCTTCCTTTGAAATGGGGCCGCCAGTGAAGGACCGCCCTGCCGTCACCGTCACCGACCACGCCATCCTGCGTTGGCTGGAGCGCGAGCACGACATCGATGTCGAGGCCATCCGCGAGCACCTTGCCGGTTTGGCCGCGAACGGTGCGCGGCTGGGTGCCGCGGGCGTGAAGATCGGCAAGGTCAAACTGGTGCTGCGGGGCGCGATCGTGACCACGGCACTTAAAGGCGTCTGGCCGAGCCGGGAGCGCGGTGAGTGACCGCCATGGCCCGCATCCGCCCGATCGACCCGCCGCCGCTCCTCGTCTGGAGCGAGCTGGCGGCGATCGACCGGCTGCAGGTGCAGCGCGAGGAGCTGATCCGCCGGATCAGGCTTCTGCCGCCGCGCTCCTTCCGTCGTGTCGAGCTGGAGGCGCGGCTGCGGCTCGCAACCGCGCAGCAGCTCGAACTGCAGAACATGATCAGGGGCCAACGTTGAGCGAGGGCGCGACCGAGGCTTCGCTCCTGAAGCTGCTCGGCCCGGCCGGGCTAATCCGGCTGGCGGAAGCCCGCGGCGGCACCAGGCTCTACGTGCCCGAGACGGTCGAACGAACTGGCCTTGCCGACGAGGTCGGCCGCGACCTAGTCGAGAAGCTCGTCGGCCGCTACGCCCGCGACTATATCCGGGTGCCGCTTGCACGCGAGTTCCGGGCGCGCCATTATCGCGCCGCTGGCCTGTCGAACGCGGAGATCGCGGTAAAGCTCGGCATGACCGAGACCGGCGTGGACAAGCTGTTCCACCGGATGCCGAACAAGCCCGTCAAGGGCGCCGGCGACCCGCGCCAGCTCAAGCTCTTCGGCTAACCCCTTCAACGTATGCGACCCGCCCGCCGGCGCGGGCATGACCCTCGTCGTGTGACAGGACCAGAGTGGCGGTCGAACCCGGCCGGGTCCCGCTCTCGCGGGCCGGCCCTTTCCACACCGGGGGCCACGATGGACGCCGAAACCCGCCAGGCCGCAACCGCGATCGCCAACGCCAAGGGCTGGGAGCCGCCGGCGCTGCTGGCCGTGATCGAGATCGAGAGCGCCGGCAAGGTATTCGCGACGGTCAACGGCCGCAAGGAACCGATGATCCGCTTCGAGGGCCACTATTTCGACCGGCGGCTGCCGGCCGCGAAGCGCGCCGTTGCGCGGGAGGCGGGACTTGCCGACCCCACCGCGGGCGCCGTGAAGAACCCGGCCTCGCAGGCGGCGCGCTGGGCGATGCTCAATCGCGCGATCGAGATCGACGCGACGGCGGCGCTGGAGTCGGTGTCGTGGGGCCTCGGCCAGGTGATGGGCTCGCACTGGGAATGGCTCGGCTATTCGAGTGTCGGGAACATGGTCAATGTCGCCCGCTCGGGCGTCGCCGGCCAGATCGACCTGATGGTGCGTTACATCGAGAAGGCAGGTCTCTCGGACGAACTCGCACGTCGCGACTGGGCCGGTTTTGCCCGCGGCTACAACGGGCCGAACTACAAGAAGTACGGCTACGACACGAAGCTCGCCGCCGCTTATCGCCGGCAGCTCGGCTCGTCGGGAACGGTCGCGCCGTCGCCGACCGACGGCCTGTTGCGGATGGGATCGAAGGGCGATGCCGTCCGCGATCTGCAGACGCTGCTGCGGCGCGCCGGCCACGCGATCGCCGTCGACGGTGATTTCGGGCCGGCGACGCGCGACGCGGTGCGGGCCTTCCAGACGGCGGCCGGCCTCGACGTGGACGGTATCGCCGGGCCGGCGACGCTCGCCGCGCTCGATCGCTACCGGCAGTCTGCCTCGCCGGCCGTCGAGAAGCCCGCCGGCTGGCAGGAGCTGCTGCTCGCACTGCTGAGGAGCCTGTGATGATTGTCGCCAACTTGTTTTCCTGGCTCACGGCGATCCTCGCGATTGGCGCGGGTATCTTCGTAGTCATAGCCGGCGCGGTGTGGCGCAAGTTCGCGCCGGTGGAGGATTCCCAGCCTGATCTCGCGATCTGGGGCGGTATCGGCCTGATCGGCATCGGCGTCCTGCTCTTCGCCGCCAATATGTGGGAGCTGTTCCAGTGACCGGCCTCGAAACTATCCTGATCGCCGTGGCCGCCAAGGTCGGCGCGCCACTGGTGAAATCGATCCTGGAGAAGAAGATCGGCGGCAAGGCCGGCGAGATCGGCGGCGCGGTGATCGACGCGATCGCCGGCAAGGCGGGCGCTGCCCCGGAAGATCTGCCCAAGCTGCCGCCCGGCGAACTTGAGGACGCCGTCCGCCAGGTCGAGGCCGAGGCGCCGGAGCTGATCGAGTTGTGGGCGCAGGGGCTGAGCGGGCAATTCGCCCTGCTGCAGGCCGAGCAGAAGGAAGCCTGGTATCAGTCGGCATGGCGTTGGGGGTGGATGTATCTGCTGGCGCTGTTCTGGGTTTGGCGCATCATGATCGCGCCCTACGTGAATTGGCATCTGCGAAGGCTGTACGACTCCGCGCCCGAGCTGATCGACTATGCGATCCTGCTGACGCTGACCGGTTGGTTCATCTCACTCTACATGGGCGGCCACACGCTCAAGGAACTGAGCAAGAACGCGATCGACGCCATGCGCAGCTGGAAGGCCCGCGCATGAGGGCGACCGACGCCATGATCGAGCAGGCCGAGGCCCGCGTCGCCGAGGAGGTGGATGCGGGCGTTGCGCGGATCCAGGAAAAGCTCGCCGTGCGCTCGTCGCGGCTCGTCTGTGACTGCGGCGAGGAGATCTCGCCGCTCCGTCGCGAGGCATATCCCAATGCCCAGGACTGCATCGAATGCGCGCGGCGCATGGAACGCATGAGGAGACGCGCGTGACACCGCAGGACATCAATCCCTGGCTCTCGCTGGTCCTCAGTCTTATCGCCGTCGGCGGCTTTGTCTGGAACCATCTCACGGCCGGCGGCACGAAGGCGCTGAAGGCCGTCGATGCGCTCAAAGACGACGTCGAGACAAAGGTTGAGGAGGAAGCCGACAAGCGCCGGGCGCAAGGCGATGCCGTCGTCGCGCGGTTCGCCTTGGTCGAGGCCCGGCTGCAGAAGCTGGAAAGCGACATGTCGCACCTGCCGGACCGGGAGCAGACCCACCGGCTGGAGCTGGCGATCGAACATCTGACCGGCCGGATGGCAACTCTCGACGAGCGGCTGAAGCCGGTCGCGGCGGTCTCGGACCGGCTGCAGGAATTCCTCCTCGGACAGGCGTCGCGCAAATGAGCATGGATCGCATCATCCGCGAAGAGGCGCGGCTCATCGTTCTGAAAGCGCTGGCGCTCGAGATCGGCAATCGGTCGAACTCCGAACTGCTTCGCCTGACTCTCGAAACCTTCGGCATCGCACGCACGCGCGACTGGGTGCACGCCGAGCTGACCCATCTGGCCGATATCGGCGCGGTCACCCAGGCGGACGCCGGCACCGTTCGGATCGTGTCGCTGACCCAGCGCGGCCTCGACCATGTCGAGAGGCGGATCGCGCTCGAAGGGGTCAAGCGGCCCTCGATCGTGGAGGCATGAGGTGGCAAAGCGCGCCGGACGCGGCCGGCTGTCCGGCATGGAACAGCTGCCCGAGGAGGCATCGCCGATCATCGCCGCGGCGGCCGAGGCCCTGCGCGACCGCGACCGGACCCAGCTCGACATATACGAGGAGTTCTTCAACGCCCTCAACGCGCTGAAGCGCGAGCATCGTGGCGAGCTAGAGTTCACCATCCCGTCGTTCTCGGCGTTCAACCGCTACTCGATCAGGCTCGCGACGCTGACCCGGCGGCTGGAGGAGACCCGAGAGATTGCGGCGGCGATCTCGAAGCGCTTCGACGCGGAGGCGTCCGACGACCTGACGCTCATTGCGGCCGAGTCGATCAAGAACCTGATCTTCGAGATGATCATCGCGAAGGGCGAGGCGGGCATCGATCCGAAGTCGGCGATGAACCTCGCGACTGCGCTGCGCGCCGCCACCCAGGCGCAGGGCGTGTCCACCGCGCGGCGGGTCAAGGTCGAGAAGGAGTTCAAGGAAGGCGTCCAGGACGCCGTCGACACCGTCGTGCGCGAGAAGGGCATGTCGAAGGAGACGGCCGAAGCGATCAAGGCGAAAATCCTCGTGGTGCCGAAAAAGTGAGCGCTCCAATCGGCCAAGTGGAATGGGAGAAGCTCCGCCGCGAGTCGATCGAAGTCGTGCCGGAGCTGGCCGAGAAGCTCGGACTGCCCAACGTCCTGTTAGAGTATCAGGGGGACACCGTCGCTGAGCTAGAAAGCGGCACGGCCCTGCTCGTCATCGAAAAGAGTCGGCGCATCGGCCTCACCTGGGGACTAGCATCCTATGCCGTGCTGCGTGCGGCGCGGGCGCGATCGGCCGGCGGCATGGACGCGATGTATATCTCCTATTCGCAGGAGATGACCCGAGAGTTCATCGACGCCTGCGCGATGTGGGCTCGCGCTTTTGCGGTAGCGGCCGCATCGGTCCAGGAGTTCATCTTCGACGACACGGATCCGCGGACACCGGACGAGACGCGTCAGATCAAGGCGTTCCGCATCCAGTTCGCGTCGGGCTTCGAGATCCTCGCACTGTCATCGGCGCCGCGGTCTCTGCGCGGCAAGCAGGGCCTGGTCATTATCGACGAGGCGGCCTTCGTCGACAGTTTGAAGGAACTGCTCAAGGCCGCACTCGCCTTCCTCATGTGGGGCGGCCAGGTCGTCGTCTGCTCGACCCATAACGGCTCCGAGAACGAGTTCAACGTGCTCGTCCAGGACATTCTCGGCGGGCGGCGCAAGGGCAAGCACAAACGCATCGACTTCGACCAGGCGCTGCAGGACGGGCTGTTCGAGCGCATCTGCCTCGTCACCGGAAAGGAATGGTCGGCCGAGGCCGAGGCCGCCTGGCGCCAGGACATCATCGACTTCTATGCCGACGGCGCCGACGAGGAGCTGTTCTGCATTCCCGCGATGGGCTCCGGCGCCTGGCTGACCGCGCCGCTGATCGAAGCGCGGATGACGCTCGACCCGGAAGAGGCACCGATCCTGCGCGTTGCGCTTCCCGCCGATTATCTGCAGCGCCCCAAGGTCGATCGTCGGCATCTCCTGGCGGCACAGATTGACGGTCTCGACGATGCGCTGAAGCTGCTTAGCCCGAAGCACATTCACGCTTTCGGCTACGACCCGGCGCGGATGAGCGATCCGGCTGTCATCACCCTCCTTGCGGTCGACGGCCTCCTCAGGCGTCGCACGGCCCTCACGGTCGAGTTCAGAAACGTGCCGTTCGATGAGCAGAAGGCCATCGCCAGGCAGATCATCACGGCTACCCCACGCCTCGTCGGTGCGGCCGTGGACGCGACCGGGATGGGCATGAACCTTGCCGAGGATCTCGGGCGCGAGTTCGGCTTCTACATTCCGAACGACGATCCCACGAAGGTCGTCTACGGCCTGGTGTGGCAAGTGAAGCTTTCGACTGGCTGGTACAACGAGCACATGCCCCCGGTGAAGGTCGCGTTCGAGGATGGCGCGATCGCGCTTACGAAGGACGTCGAACATCTCGCCGACCTGCGGCTGGTCAAGGTGATCCGAGGCGTGCCGACGATCCCGGAGGAGCGGGTCGCCGTCGCGGGCAAGAAGCGCCACGGCGACTTCGCGGTGGCCCTGGTGCTCGCCTACGCCGCCAGCCGCCTGCAGTGGCACGAATACGGCTACACGCCGGTCGGTCGGCCCCGAACGAAGTACGACGAGGCGGACGCCGCGACTGGCGGCATGCGCATGACGGCCGACGAGAAGCCGCGACCATTCCGCATGGCAAGCCTGCGGCGGGGCGGACCATGGTGATGGAGACCCGACATGGCTGAAAAGCGCGTGCAGCTGCTCGACGCGTTCGGGCGGCCGATCAACCTTCAGGCGCTGAAAGAAGAACAGGCTGCCCCGACGATGGGCAGCGTGCGCCGCCATGATGCGATGCATCCGGCGGCCGGCCTCACTCCGGGCCGCCTTGCGTCGATCCTGCGCGAATCGATCGAGAACAATCCGGAAGCCTACCTCGCACTCGCCGAGGACATGGAGGAGCGTGACCTGCACTATGCCAGCGTGCTGTCGACCCGCAAGCTCCAGGTCGCCGGGCTGGACATCACGGTCGAGGCCGCCGGCGAAGACGCCGAGTCGGTGAAACAGGCAGACCTGGTGCGCGAGTTCGTCGAGCGCGACGCGTTCGAGATCGAGCTGCGCGATATCCTTGACGCCACCGGCAAGGGCTTCTCGGCCACCGAAATCTGCTGGGACAGTTCGGAAGGCGATCACAGGATACGGGCGCTGAAGTGGCGCGATCCGCGCTGGTTCGAGTTCGACCGGCTCGACGGCGAGACGCTCCGGCTGCGCGACAACGCTGGCCCTGTCGATCTGACGCCGTTCGGCTGGGTCCTGCACTACGCCAAGGCCAAGTCGGGCTTGCCGATCCGCGGCGGCCTGGCGCGCGGCGCGGCGTGGGCATTCATGTTCAAGTCCTTCACGATGAAGGATTGGGCGATCTTTGTCGAAGCCTACGGCCAGCCGCTGCGCCTGGGTAAATACGACGCCGGGGCAACCAACGAGGACAAGGACAAGCTGCTGGACGCGGTGACCTCGATCGGCACCGACTATGCGGCGATCGTGCCGAACGGCATGGCGATCGAGTTCATTGAAGCTAACCTGACCGGCAGCCATGAACTCTACGAGAAGCGGGCGGACTGGCTGGACCGCCAGATCTCCAAGCTCGTGCTCGGCCAGACGGCGACGACGGATGCGATCAAGGGCGGCTACGCCGTTGGCAAGACGCATGACAAAGTGCGCGACGATCTTGAGCGCGCCGATGCCAAGCAACTCGCCGGCACGCTCAACCGCGACATCTCCATCCCGCTCGTTGCGCTCAACTACGGGCCGCAGAAGAAGTATCCGCGGATCAAGATCGGCCGGCCGGAAGAGATCGACGTCGACAAGCTCGTGGCCAACGTCGAGAGGCTGGTGCCGTTGGGTCTCGAAGTGGGCATGGCCACGATGCGCGACAAGCTCGGCCTCCCGGATCCGGCCGCCGGCGAGAAGCTGCTCCAGGTGCGACGCCAGGATGCGCCTCCGCCGCGCCTCGGTCCTGACGGAAAGCCTCTGCCGCCGGCTTCGCCACCGCAGCAGTCGCTGCAGCAGGAAATGTCGCCCACCGACGCGATCGACACCGCCGTTGCCGGAACCATCGACGATTGGGAGCCGCTGGTCGGTCCGATCGTTGCAGGCCTCGCCGACAGGATCGCCGCGGCCGGCTCTCTCGACGAGGTCAAGCAGATCCTCGCCGAGCGCTTTCGCGACATGGATCTCTCCGCGCTAACCGAGCAGCTCGCCCGGGCGGCGTTTGCGGCGCGGCTGGCCGGTGAGGCCGACGAAGATCTCGCATGACGATCGCGCTCGACCCGCTGCCGCCGCGAGAGGCGATCGCCGCCCTAGCGCGTCGTGGGGCGCGGCTCGAAGAGAGCTTCGCCTGGCAGGACGTCTGGCAGGAGACACATGGCGAGATGTTCACGGTCGCGAAGTCGGCCGGTTTCGACATTCTGAGCGACATCTATGCCGCCGTGCAGAAGGCGCTGGCCGAGGGAAAGACCTTTCGCGATTTTGCCAAGGTGCTCACGCCCGTGCTTCAGGCAAAGGGATGGTGGGGGCGAAAGGCGACGCTCGACCCGCTGACCGGGGAGCCGGTGATGGCGCAACTCGGCAGTGTGCGCCGGCTGCAGACGATCTTCGACACGAACATGCGCGTGTCGTATGCGGCCGGGCATTGGGCGAACTTCGAGCGCAACAAGGCATCCAGACCGTTCCTGCGCTATGTCGCCATCCTCGACGAGCGGACGCGGCCGGCCCATGCCGCCCGGCATAATCTCGTCCTGCCCATCGACCATCCCTATTGGAACGCCTGGGCGCCCCCCTGCGGCTGGAATTGCCGTTGCACCCTGCAGAGCCTCAGCCAGCGCGACATCGACCGCATGGTTGCCGAGGGCGTTCCCCTGAACTTCGAGCCGCCCGAGGACACGTTCCGCGACTATGTGAACAGGCGATCCGGAGAGGTGAGCCGTGTCCCGGATGGGATCGATCCCGGCTGGGCCTATAATCCGGGGAAGCGAGGCTGGCTTGCGTCGAACCCGCCCGCGCCGCCGGCGCCGCCGCGCCGCGCGGTCGGCGCGAACATCGTGTCCGCACATTATGCTCCGGCCGACGAGCATGTCGTCAGCGACGTCCTGGGCGCCAACTCGCCGGAAGAGGCGGGTGAATTCCTTAAGCGCATGGTCCGCGACGTCGACGACGAGATCTCGATGCGCCTCTGGACGACGGGATCGAACGTGAAGGTGACGTTCACCGCGCCGGGGTGGTTTGCGCAACGCACGTTCTCACGGCGCAGGAGCACGGGTGAGCTCGTCGTCGATCACGACCTGTTCTCGGTCGACGAGGAGCGGCAGGGCCAGGGCCTGGCGACGACGATCCTCGCCAATTCGATCGAAACCTATATCGGCCTCGACGTGGCGAAGGTTTCGGTGCACGCGGACATCGATGTCGGCGGCTACACCTGGGCGAAGTTTGGCTTCGTGCCATCAGAGGACTCGTGGGACGAACTGCGCGACGAACTCGCGAGGGACGCTCGCTACATCGGCGACGAGGTGGCCCGCGAATATCTGCTGAAGCTCTGTCGCGATCCGGGGCCGAAGACGATCTGGGAGCTCGCCGACACGGCGGAAGGCAAGCAGCTTCTCCTGGGCACGGACTGGTATGGCGACCTCGATCTGCGCGATCCTCTCGCAATGCACCGCTTCAATCGCTATGTTAGGCGATCCAGGAGCAAGGCGTGACCCGATATCTCTACGAGCGACCGGCAGGGGAGGCGCAGCCAGGCGATGTCGACCTGATGCGTTTCGTGCTTGAGATCGATGATGATGAGAACGTCTTCCGCCCCGGCCGCGAGGAATGGCCGGAGCGGAGGACCGTCGCTCATGCGCTCAGTTCGAAGATCGAACGTGCCCCCTGGCTGCCTCAGAAAAACGCCTCCGAATAGGATCGCCCAGGAGCGCAGGGACGCCCCTGGATGGCCCGCAGGCCATCGGGAGGGGCCTTCGCGCGCCTGGACCCGTTTAAAACCGCTTTAACGGGGTGTTTTCGTTGGACCTAGCGAAAGCAGTCCGGCCTGCCGCACGAGTTCGGGGTAGCGTCGAATCATGCTGACTGGTTCAGGATCGCCCGGGTAGTAAGTTCCGTTGTTGCGGGCTAGGTGCTCCTGTCTGAAGCGCTGGCCGATCCAGTAGTCCGATACAGCGGTGGCGCTCCCGGTGCCGTAACTGGTCAAATCCACGAGCGTCTTCTCGTTGGCAAGCGCCCACAGCTGACCTGCGAGCTCTGACGCCGTTCGAACCTGCGGGTACTCGCTGGAGCTAGTTCTGGAAGGAAACGACACCCCTATCTTGGAATAAAAAGGCTCGGCCAAAACCCTGTCGACTGTCGGGATCGTCCCCGTCTCGACGAAGGTGCTGACTATCGGCATCAGCACCAATAGCTCGATCTGAGCTCTGTCCGTCCAAGTGGTCACGATCGTCGCGACGGTGTCCACGATTCGCTTTATGGACCTAGCGCCAAGGCCCGAGGCGGCAAGATAGGCAGCGATGAACTCAATCGGGGAATAGCCTCGGGGCGCGGAGAGCTTTGACTCGTCGACGGGCGTGTCAACGAATAGTGCGCGGACGAGGGTCGCCGGATCCGGCGGCTCGAATTGGAAGGTCCGGTCGAAAAATCTGTGAAGATAGCGGCGGCCATCGAATTCGCTCCCATAGACGCCCCTGATTGAGTGCGCGAGCTGCTCGCTGTCGGTGGCTACTACGAAGACGACATTCGGCAGCTCAAAGAGGTGCTTTATCCGCTCCAGCATGGCGATCGCGTAAGGAGGGCGGCAACGGTCGAGTTCGTCCACCAACACGAAAAGCGGCGATGCGATCCCGTCCGTCTCTTCGACTTTCGTGACGAAGTCCGCCAAGCTTTTTCGAAATTCGTCGAGGCTCGCCTTTTCCGTCCGAAAGTCATCGACGGCGCTGGCTTCCTTCGCTTCGATTTGCTTCTCCACCGCTTCCTTTGTCGCCGCAGCGACCGCATCGCCGGCGCCGGTTGCGGCTGTCGGCGAGACATTGGTCACCGCTTCGCCGATCGCGGTCGCTATTCCCTCGGTCAACGCCCATGATAAACCGCGCAGCGCCAGTCCCTTCACTACGAGCTTTGCCACGCTGCCGGCCTTCGTTCGCGCTTTGACGAAAGCCTTCGAGGCGGGAGCCTTTGAGCCCAGGCGGGATTTCATCTCCTCGTCGATCGCCGCCATGACAGCGATCAGAGGATCGTCGGCGAAATCGTCTCGCCAACAATCGACATAGACGGCGATGTGTCCCTGAGCCGCCAGCATCTTCCTCAGTCTGGTGAGGAAGAATGTCTTTCCGTCGCCCCAGCGAGCATCAATGTTGAGGACGAACGACCTTGTCTGCTTCTGGTAGGCGAGCTCCTTGCTGCGGCTTCTCAGGAAAGTGGCCAGGAATTCGGCCGTCTTTCTCCTGTCGAGCAGGTCGTCGCTCCAGATCGGGTCTGGCGTTACTTGGCTCATGGCTGTCCCCCCTGATTCAAGGATTACCGCGAGAATGTGAGTCGAACCAGAGACGCCTTGACCCTCCACCCTCTGCCGTGACAGCCTGACGGTGGCGCTGCTTGCGCCGCGGCGCAGGCAGCGGTTCGCGGCGGGTCGAGTGGACCGGTTCGGCCTCCCGCCCGCCTTGGCGGGCATGACGACCACCCCCGATTGCGGGGCAATGTCGGCGTCATGCTTCGATCCGACGTCAACATCTCCATGCATTCAGCCGCGACGGCCGCCGCCGGCGTGGCTCTCTGCGCAGCGGTGATGCTGGGCGACGCGGTCGAAGCCCCCGAATGGATCCAGCTGCTGCCAGCGGGCATTATCCGGACGGGCGACGGCCGCGGCCCGTATCGCGTCGCCGACACCTCCGAGCTGGTCCGCGTCTCGCTCCAGGCGGGCGACCGTCTGCCGATCGACGAGAACCATTCCACCGACCTCGCCGCACCGCGCGGCGAGCCGGCGCCGGCGCGCGGCTGGATCGTCGCGCTCGAAGCCCGCCAGGACGGGATTTGGGGCAAGGTCGAATGGACTGAGGATGGCAAGCGCCTAGTCGCCGGCCGCGCCTATCGGGGCATCTCGCCCGTCATCCAGCACAAACCGGACGGCACGGTCACGCAGCTACTGCGCGCCTCGCTCGTCAACCGACCCAATCTGCGCGGCCTTGCCGCGCTCCACGCAGAGGAAAACTCCATGAACCTGCTCCAGAAGCTCCTGGCCGCACTTGGCCTTCCGGCAGCCACGACGGAAGAAGCTGCGATCGCCGCCGTCACAACGATGCATGCCCAGCAGGCTGCGTCGTCGACCGCGCTGCAGGCTGCATTGTCGCCCATCGCCAAGGCGGTCGGCTTGCCGGAGACGTCCGACGCGGCGGCGGTGCTGGCCGGCGTCGAGGCGGTAAAGGGCGGCGACCAGGAGGTCACTGCCCTGCAGGCGGAGCTGACCCGTGTCGCGACCGAGCTGAAGACGCTGCAGGAGGGCGGCAAGAAGAAGGCCGCCGAGATGTTCGTCGACCAGGCGATCAAGGCCGGTCATGTCGGCGTGAAGCCGTCGCGCGAGCGCTTCATCGCGCTCCACATGGCTGACCCGGTCGAGACCGAGAAGATGATCAACGCCATGCCGACGCTCGGCGTCGGAGGGCAGGTGGTCCCCAGCACGCCGCCCGCTGCCAATGGCGAAATCTCGCTCAATGCCGAGCAGCTCACCGTGGCCCGCATGCTGGGCCAGGACCCGAAGGACTACGCCGCAACCCTCAGGGCCGAGCGCGAACAGCGCGAGGCAATGCTCTGAACGGCGCCAGCCGCCCCGAACGCAACCAGCAAGGACACCTCCCATGGCTCTTACCGCAGGCCGCAACACCATCCGTGCCGAGGGCGATTTCATCGAACAGGGGCTCGCCGCCTCCGTGGTTATCTTCCCCGGTGCACTCATCATGCGCAACGCCGCCGGCTATCTGACGAAGGGCGCGACGGCGACCGGGTCGGTGGGTGTCGGGCGGGCCGAAGAGCACAAGACCGGCGGCGCTAACCCCGGCGACGAAACCCTGAAAGTTCGTCGCGGTCCCTACTGGTACAAGAACTCCACGGCGGCCGACGCGATCACGGTCGCGGAGATCGGCGACGTCTGCTTCATCGTCGATGACGAGCAGGTAGCCAAGACCAACGGCACGAACACTCGCTCACCCGCCGGCTTCGTCGAAGACGTCGACGCCATCAACGGCGTCCTTGTTCGCTTCGACGAGGTTCTGACCCGCATCTACGTCGAGGGCCTCGCCAACCCGGTCTAGCCGGACCGACCGACTTCCACCCTTTTCGTCAACCGATGGACCGCCTCAGATGATCATCAATTCCCAGAATCTCGAAGCCATTCGCACCGGCTTCTCGACTGCCTACCGTCGCGGCCTCGGCCAGACGACGAGCCTCTACAACCGCATCGCCACCACGGTGCCGTCGTCCGCGAAGGACAACACCTATGGCTGGCTCGGCAAAATGCCGAACATGCGGGAATGGATCGGGCCTCGCCACGTCCACGGCATCTCCGAGCACGACTACAAGATCAAGAACAAGACCTTCGAGCTCACCATCGCCGTCGATCGCGACGACATCCGAGACGACAACCTCGGCGTCTACGAGCCCATGTTCGTGGAGATGGGCGAGTCGGTGCAGGCACATCCGGATCTCCTGGTGTTTGACCTGCTCAAGAACGCCTGGACGACCGAATGCTACGACGGCCAGTATTTCTTCGACACCGATCACCCAGTCCTGGACAAGAGCGGTGCGAAGGTGTCCGTGTCCAACTCGGGCGGTGGCGCCGGCACGCCTTGGTATCTGCTCTGCACCAAGCGCGCGCTGAAACCGATTATCTACCAGGAGCGCGAGAAGCCAAACTTTGTCTCGAAGGACAATCCGCGCGACGAGAACGTCTTCACGAATAAAGAGTTCGTCTACGGCGTCGACGGCCGTTGGAATGTCGGCTTCGGCTACTGGCAGATGGCCTACGGCTCGAAGCAGACGCTCAACGCGGCGAACTATGAGGCAGCTCGCGGCGCCATCACCGGCATGAAGGGTGACCACGGCAGGCCTCTCGGCCTGGTTCCCGATCTTCTGGTCGTGCCGCCGACGCTCGAAGGCGCCGGGCGCGAGCTGCTCAAGTCCGTCCTCGTCAACGGTGGCGAGACGAATAAATGGGCGAATTCTGCCGAGCTTTTGATGGTGCCCTGGCTGGCCGATTGATGGACCGGCGGCGGCGAGCCACGCCGCCGCCGAACCTGCCCGCCGATGCTCGCGCGCCGGCGGGTCTTTCGAAGGACGGCCCGCGTGGCCCTCCTCCCAAAGACCCGGAGATGGAAGATGTCAAAGGCCACTCGCAATGCAAAAACGAAAGCCGCAGCGACGCAGGCCGGACCGGTCGCCGCCGCCCCTGCCGGCGCAGGTGACGTTCTCGACCCGGCCGCGACCGTCCGTCCAGACGCAGGCAGCGCTTATGCGTCTGGCGCTGGCAGCGCTGGCACAGTGGCGCCGGGAGTAGAATACCAGGGGAAGCCGCTCGACCCCGACCATCAGCCTGAGGCCCACGTCGACGATAAGGCGGGCCTCTCAGCGGACAGCGGGGCGGGAGACCCGCACATGAATACCCCGAGGGGGAGCTCTGGCACGGCTCGCGAGGCCTCCAGCGCCGGTAGCGGTGTGGCGATCGACGGATCTGCCACCGGGACACAGTCCGGCTCCCCGAACCCTTCCGAAGATGCCTCCCAGGCTGTGACCGAGGGCGGCGGGACCGGTGCTTCAGGGGCCGGTTCCGCCAGCGCCGCGTTTGCGGATCCGGAGGCCGCGGTCAATGAGGCTTACGCGAAGTATCCGCATCTGTTCGCCGCCTCGGAGGCGTGGAGAGCCGCGAGCCCGGACGCGCCGCCGACCTCGATCCAGATCAAGTCGAAGGTTGAGGGGTTTCGCCGCGCCGGCGTCGCGCATTCCCGCGCCCCGATCGACCACCCGATCGGCACCTTCGACGCCGACCAGCTCGAGGCCTTGCTCGCCGAGCCAAAACTGACCGTGAGGTTCGTGTAATCGTGACCTACGCCGTCAAGCAGGATCTGATCGACCGGTTCGGGGAGAAGGAACTCCGCGAGCTGACCGATCGCGTCAATCGCCCGCCGACCACGATCGACGACGTCGTCGTCGGCCGTGCGCTGGCGGACGCGGACGGCCTGATCGACGGCTATATTGGCAAGCGTTATGCGCTGCCGGTGGCGGAAGTGCCGCCTATGCTCACCAAGACCGCCGCGGATCTCGCGCGCTACTTCCTGCACGGCAAGGCGGCGGACAAGGACAGTCCGGTGACCGCGGCCTACAACCAGGCTGTCGCCTGGCTGCGCGACGTGTCGAAGGGCCTGGTCGAGCTTGGCAACGGGGCCATCGAGCCTCCGGCCGCCGGCGGCGGTTCGGTGAAGACCAGCCGCCCGAACCGCGTCTTCACGCGCGACACGATGGGGGGCTTCTGATGGCGGATGGCCTCACCCTCAGGCTCGACGATCTGGAGGTTCGCCGGGATCTTGAACAGCTCGTGCGTCGCGCCGACAATCCCGAGGCCGCGTTCCACGCGATCGGCGCCTACATGGTGACGGCGACCCAGCGCCGCTTCGAGCGTGAGACCGGGCCGGACGGCCAGCCCTGGCAGCGCCTCTCGCCGCGCACGGCGGCCAAGCGCATCGGCTCGCGCCGGCGCGGCTACGAGAACATCCTGCGCGTCAAGGCGCGGCTGTATTCGAGCCTCGCCTACGAGGCATCGGCCGACCAGGTCGCGATCGGCACCAATGTAGAGTATGCGGCCGCGCAGCAGCTGGGCGCCGAGATCCAGATGCCGGCGCGCGAACAGGACATCAACCTGTCGATCGGCAAAGGTCGGCGTCGCTTCGTGCGCGCGTCTGCCAAGCGGAAGGAGACCCGCCGCGTTTCGGTCGGCGAGCACGTCATCCGCATCCCGGCGAGGCCCTATCTCGGCGTCGATGAGACCGACCAGGCCGAGATCCGCAGGATCGTCGAGGATCATTACAGGGGCGAGTCACGATGAGCGCGGTCGCATCGATCATCGAACGGCTGAAGCCGGACACGGACGCGATGTTCGCGATCGTCGAGGGCGCCGGAGGCTGGGCTGCGCTGAACGGCAAGCTGCCTACCGCGCGGCCCGCCGCCTATGTCGTGACGCTCAAAGAGGCCGGCGGCGACAATGAGCGCATGACCGGTCCCGTGATGCAGAAACTGGAGAGCGACATCGCCGTGATCATCGTCACGGACAACGTCTCCGACCCGATCGGCGGCGCAGCCTCGGACGATGTCGAGGTGCTGAAGGCGTGGGTCCGCGCGCGCTTGCTCGGCTTCACGCCGGCGGGCGCCGACGAGCCGCTGATCTTCGTCTCCGGCGAGCTGCTGCAGACCCGCAACGGAAGCGTCTGGTGGGAAGATGTGTTCGGCAACGCTGCCTATATCGAGGAGCAGTTCTGATGAGCGACAAACCCTACGCCGAGCCGCTTGGCGGCAGCTATGTGGTGGACGAGGCGACGGGCTCAGCCCGCCGCGTCGGCGGGACAGAGGAGCCGAAAGGCGCCCGCCCGCGCCCTGTCGACCTGGACCGCGCCGCCAAGGCGCAGCGCAGCTCTCCTGACGAGGCCGGACCGGCCGCGAAGAAAGGCAAATAACCATGGCCAAGCGGCACTGGCGCAAGCTCGCGCTACTCGCCAAGGTCGAGACGGTTTACGGCACCGACGCGGTGCCCGCCGGCGCGGCCAATGCGATCCTCGCCATCAACGTCACGCACAGGACGATCGTCGCCGACCAGCTGACGCGCGACCTCATGACGCCCTGGATGGGCCATCAGGGCGTCATCCTGGATGGCGTCGTCTCGACGCTGGAGTTTCAGGTGGAGCTTGCCGGCTCCGGCGCGGTCGGAACGGCGCCCGCTTACGGCGCCCTGCTACGGATGTGCGGCATGGCAGAGGCCGTGTCCGCGGGCGTCTCGGTCACCTATACGCCGGTATCGGCCGGCTTCGATGCGGGCACGATCTATTTCAACCAGGACGGCGTGCGGAAGATCATGCTCGGCACCCGCGGCAACGTCTCCGCCGAGTTGGCGCCTGGGACCATTCCGCGCCTCCGCTTCGCCTTTACCGGGCTGCTGGGCACGATCACCGACACGGCGCTGCCGGCCGTGACTCTCACCGCGTTCAAGAAGCCGGTGCCGGTCAACCCCGACAACACGACGCTCACCCTACACGGCCTCGCCCTGATCGGCGAAAGGTTCACCTTCGACCTCGGCAATGTGGTCGAGAAGCGGATCCTGATCGGCGAGAAGAGCATCCAGATCACGGACCGCAAGACGGTCGGTTCGATCGTTGCCGAGGGCGTGCCGATCGCGACGAAGAACTGGTATTCGACCGCGCTCGATCACACGGTTGGGCCGGTCGAGTTCGAGCATGGCATCACGGCCGGCAACATCGTCACGATCGGCGGGCCGGCGGCGCAGATCGGCCCGCCGGAAGACGGCCAGACGCAGGGCATCATCAACAACACGCTGCCGCTGATGATGCTGCCGAACGCCGGCAACGACGAACTGTCGATCGTCTTCACCTGACCGCTGCCGGGCGACGCCCGGCGGCACCCACCTGACCGGGGCGTATTACCCGCTCCTTCAAACGCCGTTGAACCGGCTTTCGAGGAGGCTTTTGCACGCCATGAAGTTCCAGCTGTCGACCGAGTATCTCTACTGGTGGCCGGTGACCATCACGCTGCCGGATGAGAACCAGCCAGGAAAGTGGGTGAAGCAGAACTTCACCATGCAGTTTGCCGCGATCGACGAAGACCGCGCCAAGGAAATCCACGCTGAAATCTCGGCGCTGCCGAGCGAGGAAGAACGCAACGCACGCAAGCATGACCTTCTCGTCGAAGCCTGCCGCGACTGGCGCGACGTGATCGACGGCAAAAAGCAGCCACTGCCCTTTTCCAGGGAGCTGCTCGTCCAGGCGCTCGGCGTCGTCTGGTACAGAACCGGAATCTACGAGGCCTGGGCGAGATCGCTCGCCGGCGAGGAGGCCCGAAAGGGAAACTGACCGAGGCCGCGCGGGCATGGGCGTTCAACCTGCTCGGCCGTGACGATCCGACGAAGCCGATCGAGATCGATGAGGACGTGGTGGCGGATTTCGCGGCGCTCGGCGTCACCGTCGAACGACCGCCGGAAGACGAGGCGAAGGAAGCAACCGACGTGTTCCTGGTGTGGGACAAGAACTGGCCGGCGCTGACTGCCTTCCTGGCGGTCGAGACACAATGGCGCGTGCTGTCGATCGGCATGGCCGGCGTGGTCCGGCGGCTCGGCCTCGACTATGCGGCCGTCGACGTCGTGATGCGCCGCCTGAAGATCAAGAACGCCGTGTTCGAAGATCTCCAGGCGATGGAGCGCGCCGCCCTGAAGGCCTTCGGCGAGATCGCAGCGAGCGAGGACGGGGCATGAGCCTGAACTTCGCCCTCGTTATCGACGGCAATGCGTCCGGCGGCAAGCGAGCCGCGAACGAGGTGACGGTCGCGGTCCAGGATCTCGGCCGGGAGGTGCGCAATACATCGGCCAATATGCAGGCGGCCGCGAATGCGAACCGCCAGGCCGAGACGGCGCACCGGGCCGCGGCCGACGCCATCCGCGGCGAGACGGCTGCGCAGCGGGACCTGACCGCCGCCGTTCTGCAGTTCGCCGGCGTCCGCGCCCCGACCGCCGATAGCGGGCTGGCGGCGCGGCAGGCCGATCTCGACGCCTATGGTTCGGCGCTTGACCAGATCCGCGCCAAACACGTGCCGCTGTTCGCGGTGCAGCGGCAATATGGCGAGCAGCTGGAGGAGATCGCGGCGGCCGCGCGCGTCGGCGCGATCTCGGAGGACGAGCGGGCCGCGGCTGCCATGCGGGCCAAGGCCGCCTACGACCTGCAGATAATGTCGCTCACCCGCGGCGGCGCCTCGACCAAGCTTGCCGCGCACGAGATCCAGAACCTGTCGTTCCAGGTCAACGACATCGCCATGATGCTGCTGTCGGGCCAGTCGTTCGGCATCATCATGGCGCAGCAGGGCGGCCAGATCGCGCAGATCTTCGGCAAGCGCGGGCTCGGGGAGATTATTCCCGCCCTGGGCACCGGGATCGCGTCGCTGGTGTCGCCGACCACGATGGCGCTCGCAGCGATCACGGCGCTGTACTACGGGGCAAGCTACGCCTTCTCGGCAATGAGCGACGACGTCGATAAGGTCGACAAGGAGCTGGAGGAGCATCGGGAGCTGATCTCCCGGGTGGCCAAGGAGTGGGGGGCGGCGCTTCCCGGCCTGAAGGCTTATAATGACGAATTGGAGCGGCAGAAGCGCATCCGCGACGCGATCGCGGCACAGCGCCTCGTTGTCCAGGAGAAGTACTCCGACGCTCAAGCGGCCGTGCCGAATGTCCAGGTCGATTTCGCCGCAGCGCGCGTGGATCTGCAGCAGTTGGGTGTCGACGCTCAGGCGATCGACCTGTTGCAGGGCAAGTTCGATGAGCTGAAAGCAAGTGTCGCCAGCGGCAAGGCCGAGGTCAAGGACGTCGATGCCGTCCTGAAGCTTCTGGCGCAGACCACCGGCGAGCACACCCCGCCCGCAGTCGAAGCGGCGGTCGCGAGCCTGAAGCAGCTGAGTGAACAGCTGGCGATCGCGAGCCGCGAGGCAGAGAAATTCCGTCTCATCCAGGACGGCGGAATCATCAATGCCGATGGCCGGACGTCGATCCTCTCGCCACTCAATCCGCTGGACGGGTTTAACGGGACGCCCTTCCAGAACGCCGAGCAGATCATGTTCGAGCGGTCGCGCCGCCAGCGCGAGCTGGAGGAGCAGCTGCGGCTCGGAAAGGAGCTGGGCGGGTTCGTTCCCATGCCAGCCCCCAACCGCGAGGATGCGCTGCCTTCGGCAAATGACGTGCTGCGCGGGCAGGAGGAGCGGCTCGAGTTCCTGCGGCTCGAGGCGCAGCTGATCGGGGCGTCGGACGCGGTGCGGGCGCGCCTCATGGCCCGGCTGGAGGCCGAGCAGGATCTGCGCCGTCGCGACATCGACTTGCAGAGCGAGGAAGCGCGGTCGGTCATCGCCAATGCGGAGGCGATCGCCGAAGCGGAGGACAAGATCGAGCGCGGTGCACGTGCCTGGGACAGGTTCCGGTCGGCCGGCGAGAACGCGATCGACACGCTTGTCGACAAACTGTCCGAGGGCGACATCGAGGGCGCGCTGGAGGCGCTTGCCAAGGATTCTCTCAAATACGCTCTGGAGATGGCGGTCAAGAACCCGCTGAAGAACCTGGCGTTCAATGACAATCTACCGACGATGGCCGATTTGCCGGGCGTGATCGCGCGGATGCTCGGCGGGGCCGACAAGAGCGCCGAGTCGGCGATCGACGCGATCGCCGGGCAGACGGTCGGCTCGATGAACGTCACGGCCGCTACCGTGATGATCAATGGCGGGATTGCCGGCGCGGGCGGGATTGTGGGCAACCCTGCCGCCAATGTGACTAAGCTGCTCTCGCCGGCGAACAGCAACGACCCGAATGTCGGCTCGACGATCGATTTCATGCGGGCAGGCAACGGCCGTCGCTCGCCCTGGAGCTTCCTGGATCTGATCGGGCAAGCCGAGGGCACCGATCGGGGCCGCGGCTATAACGAGACCCTCGGCTACGGCGCCTTCACTGGCGGCGATCGCAATCTCACCGGCATGACGCTCGATGAGATCGACGCCTTGCAGCGGCAGATGCTGGCGCACCCGGCCAACACGTTCAATTCGTCGGCGCTGGGCCGCTACCAGATCACTGGCCGCACGTTGCGCGGCCTGCGCGGGCAAATGGGCCTCACCGGCTCGGAGCTGTTCGACGAGGACATGCAGGACCGGCTCGCGATCCAGCTGGCGCAGGGCCGGGGCGCGAACGTGGCCGGGCTGCGCAACGAGTGGGAGGGGCTCCGCAACGTCGATCCGGCGGAGATCCTGAGGTCCTTTCAGGGCACGAGCGACGCCGTCTCCCAGCTCGGCAAGGTGGCGCTGCCTGCATCCGAGAACCTGGACGTCTTCGGGTCCGGGGTCGGCGATATCGCCAAGTCGCTCCTCGGCGGCGGTGACGCGGGCGCCGGCGGCGGCTTCATGAGCTGGATCATGAAACTGCTGGGCGGCATTGGCGGCTTTGCCGAGGGAACCGATGGCGCACCGGAAGGCTGGCACTGGGTCGGCGAGAAGGGGCCGGAACTGCGCAGGCTGCGCCAGGGCGACGTGATCCGCAGCAACGAGCGATCGAGACAGATGGTCGCCGAAAGCGCGACACCGGCGGCCGGCTTCGCAACCGGCGGTGCCGGCCAGGCAGCTGCACCGGTGTTGATCCCTCAGAAGCAGACGATCGTGCACAACTATGCCGGTGACGACGTGACCACCCGGCAAGAGGATGACGGTCAGGGCGGCGTGCGCGAGGAGATCTTCGTCGAGCGACGGGTGGCAGCCGCGATCAACCGGCCAGGTTCAGCCGCTTACACCGCACTGGCCGAGCGCGGGGTCCCGCCGAGGAGGATCCAGCGGTGACACTCCCCTGGTATCCACCCGAGTTGCCGAGGCCAAACCGCGACGGCTACGAGCTCGCGCACGGCGATGGCCGCTCGATCGGCCGGACCGACAGAGGCTCCCCAATCCGGCACGGGCGCGTCTCGAATGTCCCGGAGACGGTGTCTTTTGTCACCGACCTTTCGCTGTCGCAGAGGGCGCGGTTCTTGCGGTTCTATCGCGAGGATACCGCCAAGGGGACATTGCCCTTCCAGATTCCCGACTGGTCCGTGCACGGCACCCCGATGCTGAAGGCGGACGGCACGCCGTTGCTGAAGGCGGACGGCGCGCCGCTCCTCATATCGCGGATCTGGCTTTGTGTCTTCGGCGAGCAGCTGCCCAAGGAAAGGCCGCGCGGTGTCGAGATCCGCGTCAGCTTCAATCTCCTGGTGATGCCATGAGGTACATCTCCTTCAATAAGCGCGCCCAGGCTGACGCGGAATCGACCGCAGAGGTCGAAGTCGTGCTGATCAAGATCACGCACCGGCTGCTCCCGTCGGCGATCCGACTCTCCTCCGACAATGCTGAACGGCTCTCAGTCGAGCCGCTCATCTACGGAACGCGCTCGACCTGGCTTACGGACGACGGCTCGCCGTTCCAGTTCATCGTCATGGGCGTCCAAGTGCCCGACGAGACCGACGACCAGAGCATGGGCGCTAATCTGGTCATAGCCGACCTCGACAGCGAACTGGCCGAGATCCTGACATCCACGACCGAGCCTGCCATCGTGTCGATGGCCCTGGTCTATGCATCGAGCCCCGACGAGGTCCAGCGCGACTTCCTCGATCTGCCGCTGAAGAGCGCGGACGGCGGCGGCGACCGCATCGTGTTTGCCATGTCCCGGGATCTGCTCGACCAGGAGACCATCCCGGCCGACCGGATGACGAAGGAACGCTTTCCGGGGCTATACCAATGAGGCACTGGAGCGTCCCCTTTGTAGGTATTCCCCTGGTCAACCGAGGCCGCTCGCCGGCAGGCGTCGACTGCTGGGGCGCAGTCTGGCTGGTCCACACCGTCCACCTCGGCCACGCGGATTTTCCATCATACGCGGAGCGCTATGTCAGCGACGAAGAGCGCGCCGAGATCGCGTCGATCGTCGCCGGCGAGGCCGAACAGCCCATCTGGCGCAAGATCGAGCACGAGCCCGAGCCGTTCGACATCCTGTTCTTTCGTGTCGGCCGGTGGGATTCGCATGCGGCCCTCGTCGTGGACCGCTTGCACGTGTTGCACGCGTCGACCGACGCCGGTCAGACGGTGGTCGAGCGCCGCGATGCCGTGCGCATGCCGTTCGCCTTTGCCGGCCGCTATGTCGGGAGGCGTCCATGACCTCGCTGCCCGTTCCCATTACCGCCATGCGTCATGTAGAGCCAGACGTGGCGCGGCTGCATGTCGAGCTCCCGGAAGGCCTGACGATCGCCGAGATCGTGCTGCAGGTCATGCCTGGGCTGCCCGAGACTGCGCTTGACCGACTGCGCGTCGTGCTGGTGACGCCGAAGGGAGAGGTCGCCATCCGGAGGGGCCTGTGGCATCGCGTGCGGCCGCATGCCGGGGTGCACGTCATCCTGCGGGTCGTGTCTGGCAAGGGAGCGCTCAAGTCCGTCCTGTTCGCGTTGGTCGCGATCGCGGCGGCCGCACTGACCGGGCCGATCGCCTTTCTGTTGACCGGGCCGCTCGGAACCTCATCGATCGGCTACGGCATCCTCAAGGCTGGCATCACGCTCGCGCTGACGATGGCCGGTGGGCTGCTGATCAATGCGCTGATGCCGAAGCAGGAGAAGGAGACCGAGAAACCGGCCTACCTTCTGTCCGGCTGGCGCAACAGCTTCACGCACAATCAGCCGGTGCCCGACCCGATGGGCCGCATTCGCTACGCGCCGCCTTTCGCAGCGATGAGCTGGACCGAGGTCGTCGGCGACTATCTCTATGCGCGCGCCCTTTTCCTCGTCGGCTACGGGCCGATCGAAGTCTCTGACCTCAAGTTCGGCGACACGCCGGTCTCCACCTATGAGGAGGTGGTCGTGGAAGTCCGCGAGGGCTGGCCCGACGACGAGCCGCAGACGATCTTCCCGCGCCAGGTGATCGAGGTTCCGCAGGGCGCCGATCTGACCAGGCCAAGGCCGCGCGACGAATACGGCAACAAGATCGTCGGGCCTTCGATACCGAAGCCGGTGGCCCGTTTCTCCGCCAACGATGCGACCGGCTGCGGCCTGCTCCTGTCCTTCCCGATGGGGCAGATGCGCATCGATGACGAGGGCGAGGAGCATTCGTGGCCGATCGATCTCGACATCCGCTACCGGCTGGCGGGCACGAGCGAGTGGACAGAAACGGACGGATTCCACCTCACGCGCAAGACGAAGGACGCGTTCTTCCGGCTGGTTCCGATCGATTTTCCGGTGCGTGGCCGCTACGAGATCGAGGTGTTGCGAACGTCCGAGGAAGAAGTGGCGGCGGACGACTATGGCGGCGTCACCTACCTCGCGCGATGCACATGGGTGGCGCTGCAATCCTATCGGCCGGAGTACCCGATCAACTTCTCGAAGCCGATCACGACGATCGGGTTCCGCGCGAAGGCGACGGCGCAGCTCAACGGAACGATCGACAATTTCAACCTGATCGCCGAGCCCCTGCGCCGCGACTGGCACGCGGCGATCGAAAGCTGGGTCGTGCGCAAGACGCGCAACCCTTCCTCCTACGGTATCCGCCTGGTGCAGGGCCCGATCAACCCTTTCCCAGCGAGCGACGCGCAGATCGACTGGCCGGCATTCGAGGCATGGCACGACTTCTGCGTCCTCAAGGGGCTTACCTACGATCGCGTGCACGATTTCGACGCCTCCTTCGACGAGGTGAAGGCGGCGATCGGGGCGGCGGGTCGTGCGGCCATCCGCTTCGACGGCGCGAAATGGACGGTTGTGATCGACCGGCCGCGCGAGCTGGTGACGGCACACATCAATCCTCGAAACAGCCGGGACTTCACATGGTCGGCCTCCTACTTCCGTCCCCCGGACGCGCTGCGGGTACAGTTCCAGGACGAGACGGCAGACTTCGGATCGGCCGAGCGGCTGATCCCTTGGCCGGTCGACCTGAAGTTCGCCACCTGGGCGCTGCTCTCTGCCGATCTGGATCACGACGAGGGCACCGAGGCCGAGGTCCATTCGGATCCGCTGGCGATGAACAATGGCATCTGGACAAAGGTCGGCGCGGCCGGCGCCGGCTCCTGGACGCTTAAGCCGATCAAACTCACCGAGCGGCTCGAACTTCCGGGTGTCGTCAATCCGGATCGCGTGTTCATCGAAGCCCGGCGGCGCCAGCACGAGATCATGCATCGCGCTGTGCGCTACAGCGCCGTGCAGCTGGGCAACATCCGGACCGCTACGCCCGGCGACCTGGTGATGGCCTCGCGCGATGTCATCCGCCGTGTTGCCCATTCGGCGCGGGTGCGGTTCGTCTCCGACAACATGGTCGTGCTCGACGACGCCTTCGAGATGGTCGAAGGCGAGACTTATGCGATCCGCTTCCGGATCTTCCCGGTTGACGCGCCCGACTATGCTGTCGTGAGGCCGGTCGCCACTTTTGCCGGACGTACGAGCGTTGTCTACATGACCGGCACCGGGGAGGCGCCTGCGCCGCGCTCGATCGTGCATTTCGGGCCGGCTGCCTCCGACTCGATCCCGCTGATCGTGGCGGCGATCGAGCGCGGCCAGGACGACACGTCGGTGCTGCAGATGCTGCCGGCGGCGGAGATCATCGACGAAAAGACCGACGCCGAGATTCCCTACCCTTGGACCGGGCGGACGGGTCCGACCTATCCGACCGTCACCGTGCCCGCGGCGCCGCGCTTCGCCGGCATCGAGACCGGCTTCACCGGGACCGGAGATCCGGACGGCCTGATCGTCCGTCTCGCGCCAGGCTCCGGCAGCACCGCGATCGTCACCGGGTATCGGCTATATCACCGCCTTGCCGGCTCTGGCGTCTGGGAGCCGTCGATCTACAGCTCGGCGGCGGAAGCTGCGGTCAACGTGCCTTCCTACACTGCCGGCGACTTGGTTGAGCTGCAGGCGATGGCGATCGGGCTGGACAGCGTTGACGGGCCGTTGGGGCCGGTGGTGACGATCGAGGTCGGCCTGGACGACGAGGACTTGCCGGACGCATTGCCAGAGGCCTCGGTGGTCGTCTCGCTCGGCCGGGCCGAGCTCTCCTTTATGACCGACGACGACGCCAAGACCGTCAAGGTTCAAATCTACCACAATACGACGGGGGCGACTCCAACCGCCGCCAACAAGTGGGGCGCGCCGATCGCGGTCACTCAGAACGAGGCCTATCAGCGCACGCACGGCGACCCGACCCGGTCGAGCGGCTTCACCGCGGGGGACTTCTCCGACGCGGCGCCCTGGTCGGCTGGCACCGGCCTCACGATCGCGTCGGGCAAAGTCACCGCTGTTGCAGGGACGATGTCGGCACTGACCCAGCCTTCGTCGCCGGCCGCCGGACAGGTATGGCGGTTCGCGATCGACGCTATCATCACTGCCGGTGGCATCTGGGCGCGCTTTGGCGGCGGCGGCGGCGTCAACGGGCTCACGCACACTGCGTCCGGTCGCTTGCAGGACCGCCTGGTTGCGGGATCCGGACACACGCTGTCGGGCTGGCAGAAGAACGCCAGCTTTGCCGGCGAGCTCGACAATGCTGTGCGGTTCCTCGAGACGCCGACCTGCATCTCCCAGGGCCTTCACTACTACTGGTTTGAACCCCTCAACGAAGACGATCGCGGCGGTCCGATGTCCGGACCCTTCGCTGTCCTTGTCGATTAGGAGACCTGAATGCCCATCGGTACGATGACGCCGGATATCCCTCCCTCGGACACGATCATGGAGGTGCTCGGCAACGCGCTCGTCGCCGGCGTGCCCGACACCGTTCGCCAGTCCTTCGAGAAGCTGTCGATGCAGCTCGCCAGCACCGGGCCGCTTGCGACGAGGATCGCGGGAGCGGCCGATGGTTTGGTCCAGGTGAACACCTGGGCACAGCTCGAAGCCATCCCCGGCACGCGGGCCGGCCAGCCAGGACAAGCGATCGGGCCGGATGCTGGCACGCACACCGATCCCGTCGTCGGCGGCATCGTGCCCAACAAGGGAAAATACACCTGGTCGATGGCGCCGGCAGGCTGGCGCTGGATCGCCGACTATCAGGCGGTCACAGAGGAGACGATCGACGAGGTCTATGATGCGCTCGCGACCAAAGCCAACGACAGCGCCGTCGTCAAGTTGACAGGCGACCAGGCGGTTGACGGCGTCAAGACATTCTCAGTCCCGCCGACCTTTCCGACACCGGTCGCGGGCACCAACAATACGCAAGCCGCTACAACGGCCTTCGTCCAGGCGGCCATCTCGGTCCTGCTCGGCGGCGCTCCGCCGGCGGTGCTGGATACGCTCAGTGAGCTGGCAGCAGCGCTGGGCAATGACGCGAACTTCGCGGCGACCATCGCGAACGCCCTCACCTTGAAAGCACCGTTGAACAATGCCGCGCTGACCGGGACACCGACCGCGCCGACTGCGGCGCCGGGCACGAATACGGCGCAGATCGCGACCACGGCGTTCATAAAGGCTGCCATCGACGTTCTGCAGGACGCGATCGCCAACGCGCTCGCCCTCAAAGCGTCGACTGCCGCACTTGCTGCCGAGCAGGCGGCCCGTGAGGACGGCGATACCGCTCTTGCCGACGAGATCTTCGAACAGACGGTGGCGCATGTGCCTGGCTATGGCGCCTCTCACCCTGGCCCTCTCGTGGTTACGAGCGCGGACGGCTACCTGCTGCAGGCACCGGCGATGACGGAGGCTTACCAATCGCACGATCGCGCCCCTGCCATACTGACGAGTCCGGACGGGTTCATGATCTCCCGGCTCGGCTACAACCGGAAGCCGCCCGCCGTGGTCAATGCCGATCAGATCCGGCGCCTCAAGCAGAAGCTCCGGACGATCGACCACGATCCCGGGGCCACTGCTCGCATCTCCTTCGTGGGTGACAGCTGGTCGGCGTCCACGATGCCGGTCCATTACAGGAATCGCCTCGTCGCGAAATACGGCGATGCCGGTCCTGGGTGGATCAATCTCTCCGGCTCGAACAACAATTATTGCGCAGACGGTCGGGTCGCGGTCGTTACCACGGGCACGTGGGCCGATCAGGTCGGCTACGAGGCCACCCCTTCGACGACTACGTCTACGACCTCCAGCTCGGCCGCATACAAGACTGTTGTGGGCGTCGGACCGATTTCTACCGCATGGTTGCACTTCGTCGCGACCGCCGGGGCGGAGGCATTCTACAGCTGGGGCACCTTCATAAGCGGGAACAGGCTGGACCCCGCCAGGTATACGTTCGGTGCGGATCAGCCGCTGGACCTGTCCACCGGCTTCCGTATCGGTCTCCCCACCGGCATCCCGTCGGGGCTGGCGACCAATGGGTATTGGGCGCTGCGGATCGGTCGGTCGACCGGCACGATCAAGATCGGCGGTCTCGACATGCTCAATGGTCTGGGCGGCGTCATCGTGGATTCCTTGGCGAAGGGCGGCTCGAACACCGACTTCTGGCTCACCCCACCGCGGGTCGCGTGGCAGACGGCCTACGCGTCCCTCAACACTTCCGGGACGTATTTCCTGCACGGCACGAACGATCAGGCCGGGACCAAACCCGACTGGGATGTGGCGATCAACTTCGACCATTTCCGGCAGAGGCATCTTGCGGCATCGCCCGCCGCCGACCTGATCTACATGACGCCGTGCGAGAACTTCCTCGGTCGCCCGCGTCTGATCAAGAACATCTCCGCCGCCGTGCGCGAGATGGCGCTCGACACCAACGTCTGCCACCGCGATCTCCAGGACACCTTCGGCCCGCTGTCGCGGATGTGGGAGTACCGGCACGAGAGCAAAGGCGGCATTCGACCGCTCTTTAATGTGGACGACGTTCACCCCGATGCCTTCACCGGCATGCTTTCCATCGCCGCCGCCAACGAAGAACTGATCAACTTCTAAGGATCGATTCCATGCCGACTGCCATCATCACTTCGCAGAACGCGGCCGGTCTGGGTCGCCCGTTTATCGCCCGCCATCGACTCGTCGAGTATGACTTCCGGCGAGGGATCAAGTGGGTATCCTCCTATGCCGATCCGCATTGTTATCTGGGCGGCTCACCTGTCGCGAACGGGGCTGTCGTTCGCAACCTCGCCGAGACGTTTGCGGAGCGAAACGCCCCGAGGCCTGCTGGGGAATTCGTCGTTACTGCCGGGCAGACGATCACCCACGCTGGCGGCGGTATAGACTTCTCGACCGCGACCGCGGCCAACAGCTACGAGCGCGGCCCGGCAGACGCCGCTGCGGCGATTTGGGCCAACGGTCAATATTTTCTGTCCATGACGGCGATGAAGCTGCCGACCGAGGCGGACTGGCCCGAGGCCGCAACAATCGCGCCGATCCAGGCATGGACAGCAGGTGTGAACGGGTATGCGGCAAATCTGGACATCGCGACGACCGGTATGTTGAGCTACAGCGGGGTTCCCGGCATGGCTATCATTCGGCAGCACGGATCGAGCTTCTTGACCGACAGTGCGGGGCTACTCGTGCCGGCCGGGGCTTTCGGCGCCTTCGGACTGGTCGCCTCGTGGTGTGTCCCGGGCGACATGGGTGTTAGCCTCACCACGCAGGTCGGTGGCGTCGTAGAGTCGGCACCAAAGGTGCCGACAGCTAACAACGGCGTGAACTTCTCGGCCCTTCGCCCGCTGCGAGGGCTCCCGAGCAACCTCTGGACCGCGCGCATCGCCGAGAATGCGCACAAGTGGAAGCTCTACTCCTCGTTCGACGACGCGATCCAGCTCGACGGTCGGAGCATGCGGACCCTGATCGCGCAGCAGTGGGCCGAAGAGAAGGCGAAGTGGGACGCGGGGATCTATTCGTGATCGGCCGCCCGACACTCTTTCGACTGCCCCGGCGCGAACATCTGCTCGACGGAGCCGGCGCGCGGGCGGCATTGCTCCGGCACCGGCGCGCACCCGGCAAGGAAGAGGGCAAGTAGGACCAGAATTCGCATGACACTCCCCGGCTTGGGATCGGGGAGTTGGAAAGCCGCTGACGCAACCGCTTACGCCTTCGGACCGAAGCCCTGTTGTATAGCGCAAGCCTCCCCGAACCGAAGCCGGGTCGGTGAAAACGCTCCCCGGATGCACCGGAGAGCGTTTCGGTCCCTGGGACCGTTCGTCAGCGGGGTTTCCACGCCCCAGCGCGCCATTTGAACGCGCCAAGGCGGAATCTAGTCGCGGCGGCCGCTTGCCGCAAGGAAGGAAAGGAGAAACAGCCGGGCGAAGCCGGCACATGTGGATGACCACGGATGGCCCGGGGTTTGCCCCGGGCAGCGGGACCGCCGCCAAGCAAGAACCCGCCCGACAGCCAGAACACATACCTGTCGCACCCGCTGCCCACGGAAGACCGTGAGCCAGACGAGCGTGACCGATTCCTGGACACCCTTAAATGCCCGTTGAAAGCGAATTCACACCTGTTTCATCGACACACCCGCCGGCGCCCTATATCGGCGGCAAACGCCGCCTGGCGGCCGAGCTGGTGCGCCGCATCGCGGCGGTGCCCCATCGGGCCTATGCGGAGCCGTTCGTCGGCATGGGAGGAGTGTTCTTCCGCCGCGATCGCCGGCCGCCGGCCGAGGTAATCAATGACCGCAACGGCGAAGTGGCGAACCTCTTCCGGATCCTGCAGCGCCACTATCCGCAGTTCATCGAGACCCTGCGCTTCCAGATCTCCGGACGGAAAGAGTTCGAGCGCCTGAAGGCGTCCGACCCGTCCACGCTGACCGATCTCGAGCGCGCCGGCCGATTCCTCTATCTCCAGCGGACGGCCTTCGGAGGCAAGGTGGCCGGGCAGAACTTCGGCGTCGATCCTTACACCGGCGGCGGCTTCAACCTGACGCGGCTGGTACCGGTACTCGAGGGCGTGCATGAGCGGCTTGCCGGCGTCGTGATCGAGTGCCTGGACTGGCAGGAATTCATCCGCCGCTATGACCGGCCGAGCACGCTCTTCTATCTCGATCCGCCCTATTGGGGCTCAGAGGGCGACTATGGGAAGACGCTGTTCGATCGGGCGCAGTTCGCGCTCCTGGCCGATATGCTGCGCGGCATCAAAGGGCGGTTCATTCTGTCGATCAACGACCGGCCGGAGGTGCGGGAGGTGTTCGCGGGCTTCGAAGCGGACGGCGCGGAGCTGCTTTACTCAGTGTCGGAAGGCAAGCCGGTCGCGGCGAAGGAACTGATCATCAGCGGGCCTGCGCAATGAGGAGCGCCGGCCGTCACCGGATCCAGCCAAGCGTCAGCGCCACGTGGCCGATGATGGAGCCGAAGCTCGAAATGAATGCCAGCGCGAGCAGCAGGCGGCCATACCAGGGCAGCCGGTCATCCTGGGGTTTTCTCATCGAACCTGATACCCTTGTCGCGCGCCGCCGCTTTGAAAATCAGAAGCTCCAGCAGCCTGTCATCGTCTACGGTCGACCGAGGCGCTCGACGGCGAAACTCGCTCAGCACTGCCTTGGTCGAAAGCGCAGGTCCAGACCTGAACTCCGTCACGATCGCGTCCAGGACGCGGCCGGCGTCTTCGTTGTCAGCGGTAAGCGGCATTGCGGTGCTCCCGACCCACAATCCCTCAGCGCCTTGATGATGTTGCCAGACCTACCTGATGTAAAGAGCCGAATCTGGCGTCTAGATGAGATCGGGCGGAAGCGGGTCGAGGATGTCGGGCGTATTGTTCTTGGGCGACCCGACCTTGCGGCCGATCTTCCACATGGTCATCAGCTCGGCCGGGAACGGCTTCATCAGGTCGGCCGGGTCGTCGCCGAACATCCAGCGGTGATAGTCCTCGGGTGCGATGATGACCGGCATGCGGTCGTGGATCTCGGCGACCATCTCGTTCGGCGGACATGTGATGACGGTGAAGGTGCGGATGATCTCGCCGGTCTCCGGGCTCTTCCACTGCTCCCACAGCGCGGCGAGCGCGAACGGCTCGCCCGATCGCATCGCAATCGCATAAGGCTGCTTGTCCTTGCCTGTGCCGAGGATGTCCTTCCATTCGAAGAAGCCATCGATCGGCATCAGGCCTCGCCGCGACCTGTAGGCGCCGCGGAACAGGCCGTTGGTCGCCACCGTCTCGCATTTGGCGTTGATCGGCTGCGCACCACCCTTGGGGTCCTTCACCCAGCCCGGAATCAGTCCCCAGCGTGCCGAGATGAAGCCGCTTTCCCCGTTGGCGGCATCCGCGACGACGATGATTGGATACTGCTGGCGCGGCGCACCATTCCAGCGCGGGAGGGAGTTGCCGAGCCCCTCGACCTCGCTCGGATCGGCAAAAGTGAAGCGCGAGACCAGCTCGCGCAGGGTGTGCTTGATGTGAACCCGACCGCACATGAACTGACCTCCTCACACCTACTCTATGGGCATGTGGCCGCCGGCTTGACGCTCCTCGGGCGGCGCTCCATTTCTGTTCCCATGTCCTCAACCCGGCTGGAAACCATAGGCGATCTCGTCGATGGCGGCTACTCGCTGCACTATCTGTGCTGGTGCGGCCGACACGGATGGCTGGACCTTGAGGGCATCGCCGAGGGCTTTGGTCGCGATATCCGCTACCTGCACGACAACCTGACGCGCCGTCTGACGTGCGTAGCCTGCAAGAGGAAGGGCCAGCTCACGTACCGGCTTCACGGTCCTTTGACGGACGGAACGCCCGTCAGCCGGGAGCGGCCTCGGATGCTCTACGGGGCGGGCTGAATCGGTCCTCTTGTGGTGCCATTTGAACTTGCGCACCGCGCCATTTGATTTTGCGCGCTACACGTCCGTCTCGCGCGGCACGGATACCGGACAGGCGTGATCTTCTCTCCGACCGGGGAGGAAGCGCCGGAACAGCCGATCGTCTGGCTGAAGCAGCGCACGCGCTGGCTGAAGGGCTGGGCGCAGACATGGCTCGTCCACATGCGCGACCCGGCGGAACTCGCATCCGATATCGGCTTCCGGTCCTTCGCCGCGGTCCAGATCCTGCTGGCGGGTTTGCTCGTCTCGTCGCTGCTGCACCCCATGCTGCTCGTGACGGGGATATTTCTTGCGGCAAGGGTGATCGCCACTGGCGGGCTGACGCCGATGCAGTTCTTCTTCTTCGCCATGGACGCCTTCAACCTCGTCCTGGGGTACGGCGCGTTCCTGCTGCTCGGCTGGCGCGCGAGCCGGCGGTCGGCGCGGCGAGGGTTCTGGAAGGTCGTGCTGTTCACGCCGCTCTACTGGATAATGATGTCCGCCGCCGCCTGGCGCGCGCTCTTCCAGCTGTTCACCCGCCCGCATCACTGGGAGAAGACGCCGCATGCGCGGCGCCGGCTTCGCGGCGGGGAGGCGAGGGCTGGCCGGGCTACAGTCCGAGGAACGCCGGGCCGTCGCCGATGATCTTCGGATCTTCCGCGCCAATGACGGCCATGTCGCGTCCGGCATAGGGGATCGAGCGGAGGAGGCGCCGCATCACCGCAACACGGGCCCTACGCTTGTCGTTCGCGGCCACGATCGTCCATGGCGCATGGGCGCTGTGGGTCCGCGTGAGCATCGTGTCTCGAGCCTTGGTGTAGTCGTCCCACAGCTTCATGCCGGCAATGTCGATCGGCGAGAACTTCCAGTTCTTCAGCGGCGAATGTCGCCGGTCGTGGAAGCGCTTCAGCTGCATTTCCTGACCGATGCCAAGCCAGAACTTGAAGAAGCGGATTCCTTCCTTGGTGATGCGCTCTTCGAAGTAGGGCGTCTCGTCGAGGAATTTCTCGTGCTGCTCGGGCGTACAGAAGCCCATGACCGGCTCGACGCCGCCGCGATTGTACCAGGAACGGTCGAAGGTCACGAATTCACCGGCCGTCGGAAAATGTGTCACATAGCGTTGATAATACCACTGCCCGCGCTCGGTCTCTGTCGGCTTGGTAAGCGCAACGTTGCGCGCGGTGCGGGGGTTCATGAATTGTCGGACAACGAAGATCGTTCCGCCCTTGCCGGCGGCGTCGCGCCCCTCGAACACGATCATCACCCGCTCGCCTGTTTCCTGAAGCCAGTGCTGCAGCTTCACGAGCTCCATCTGGAGCGTCTCGACCGTCTTGTCGTATTCCTTGTCCGCCAGCTTGTCGTCGTAGGGATAGCCGCCCGACTTCAGCGCGTTCTTCTCCACCCAGTCCGGGAGCTTCGGATTGCCGACGTCGAAGGTCCGCTCCTTGCCGCCGATCTTGAGTTTCACCTTCTCGGACGGTTGGTCCTCGGTCTTCGCCAT